TATTATCAAGGATATTATCAGATAATTCGACACAAAATTTCGATGGTAAAAATAAGTATGATATAGCAGCAATTAAAGGAGTAGTAATAATAGTAGAGCCAATTAATTGATATTTCAGTGTTTTTTCAACATCTTCTTCTTTTCGTACTTGACAGCAATTAGAACAAATAGCAGTAATAATACCTCCAATAATACCAACACTAGTGATTAAAAGAGGAAACATTAGAGAAGACCAATATTTATTTAAATCAGGACTAACAGCAGCAATAACTAAAGCAGCACAAGTAGATTCAGCAAAAGAACCAAATAAATCAGCTCCCATACCTGCAACATCACCAACATTATCTCCAACATTATCAGCAATAACAGCAGGATTTCTCGGGTCATCTTCAGGAATTCCTTGTTCAACTTTACCAACTAAATCAGCACCAACATCAGCTGCTTTAGTATAAATTCCCCCACCAACACGACCAAACAAAGCGATAGATGAACCACCTAATCCATATCCAGCAATACAATCAAATAATGCCTGACCATTACCTAATGTGTTTAAATCCCAATTGAGATGATATAAATTAATAATAGCATATAAAATAAGTAATCCAAGAGAACATAAACAAAATCCCATAACAGCACCACCACTATAAGCAGTATTAAATGCCATAGACCATCCATTTAAAGCACCAATTGTGGTTCTTGCGTTAGTATAAACTGCGATACGCATTCCAATATATCCAGATAGCATAGAAGTAAGTCCCCCTACAGCAAATGATAGGGCGGTAAGACCTCCTCTTTTCCAACAAGAACCTTCAGTAAATTGAAGCATTTTATCAACAATTTGTGCTTCACCACAATTACCAGCACTTCCAACAAGAACAGTAATAATAATAGAGAAAACAGCAATAAATATATACATATATTTAAATTCTTGTGATAAAAAAGCAGAAGCACCTTCAGAAATTGCTTCATATACAGTAATTAAATTTTCTCTATTATATCCTCTATTTTCTTCCATTCTGGAATATGAATCTTGAAAATGAGAATAAATATTAATTCGTCTGACTTTAATATATTGATATAATGCGAATAAAAGACCTACACCACCAGAAAGACAAATTAGAATAGTGGCATATTCTTCAGAAAGAATAGGAGCGTTAGGTGTATAACTCATTATTTAAAAATTATATTTAGATTGTTTATACTTTATAAACTTAAATCAATTTTAAAAACTTAAGTATGTTTTATTAATTTTTGTTCATTATTTCATCTACAAAGTTGGTTATTTCTGGGATATTAACATAAAATGCTCTTTTATCACGATTAACATATATATTTTTATAATCAGTATCTCTTGAATCTGTATTTTCGTATTGAATAGTATTAATTTGTAGTCGTTCTAAAAAAATTTTATAAATAGTAGGAAAATCACATGTAAAAGGGAAACCTTTAGGATGAAAGATTATAGAATAAGAATTTTTCGGAATAAAAAAACTGGATATAACACCAGCACCATGTGGAGTAATAAATATAAAAGTATTATTTAATAATTTCAATTCATTCTGTAAATTATATTTTTCAAATTCAACTAATTCAACATTATTATATTTTTGATTCAAAGTGTTAAACATTTCTTTTTCATTTCTAATAATTCTATGTTTAGCATTTCTCCGAGATAATATAATAATTTTTTTTGGATATATATTTTCAGTAATATTATAAAATTTATAGTATATATTTTTAACAAAATTACAAAATTTAATAGAATTATTTTCATTTAAATTTTCATGTTGCATCCAATTAGAATGACCTCTTTTTTTTCCAATTCCACAAGTACATAATATTACATCTTCAAATAATGTTTTATCAGATATATCAGATAAAAATTGAATTTTATTTTTCGTAAATGGTAATAAATAATCAAAATGTTTTTTCCAAACAGTTTGTTGTTTTTCAGATTCAGAATATGTTTTTAAAAAAATAATATTAATATTTCTATTTAAAGAAGAAATTGGTTTATCTAACATATTTTGGTCTGTAAATATCATTTTTATAATTGGATATAAATTATCAATTATAAAATGACCAATATTATTCATCGTCATTATTTTATAAACATATGTCTTCTTGCCAATATAAGATGATACATGTTCTTTTTTATATTTATTAAACATAATAGCACAATCAGATGGTATTACAAAATTATCATTATTTTCATATAAAAAATGTTCTTTAACTCTTTCTGCTTCACCTCGTTGATTCATTTTTGTAGAAAAATTCTTAGAATTATTTAATACAATATTTTTAAAATTATATATATTTATTGGATTTCTTCTAGTTTCATATGGAATATAACTACCATTTAATTTAATATAAGTAGTATTAAGATTCATATCCTATTAAAAATATAAATATATTAATTATTGCTAAATACATCATAATTAATATTTAATATTTTACAAAATTCAGGGACTTCCCGCGAAAGATCACTTGAATGTATTACATGATTATGAGATACACCTTTTTTTAAAGGCATAATTCTTTTATTGGGATTAAGTAATTTAGGATTATAAAGATTTCGCAGATAAATTTTTAAGTCTTCCACACCTTTAGATTTTAATGTATTACCATATAATTCAATATCATTTTCTTCATTTTGAAAAATATATACATAAATTTGTCCATTTTGATTATTAGTTAATAAAAATTTATTTTTATTTTTAATATGTTCTGGATTTTCATTAACATATAGGGACATAACAAATTTTTCTAAATTATTTATTTTAAAACTATTATGATAAATAATTTTATATTTTTCTGCGATTTTAGTAAAAATTTGTTCCTTATATTTAAAGCCGTGAGGCCACAATAATATAAATGCGTGTTTCATATTTATTATATACTATATTTATTATAATATATGGAAACGATTGCTCAAATAGTGACAAAAGATAAAAATATATTATCATTAGATTATCCATTTGGTGAATTAAAAATCAAACAACAAATGTTTTTCAAAACACCAGAAGAAGAAATGAATGTTAGAATGAATAATTTAAAAGATTTAATAAAAATTTTGAATGAAGAAAATATTTTATATTGGTTACAAGGTAAAACATTATTAGGATTATATAAAAATAAAAAATTGATTGAAAATGATCATGATGAAGATATTGGAACTGATATAAAAAATGTTGATATAATAGCCAGAAAAATAATTCCAAAATTAGAATCAATCGGTTTTGTAGTTATTCGATGTCCGAAAGATAATTCAATGGTATCAGTAATGAGATATTGGCGATATATAGATATATGTTTTTTCAAACATAGAGGTAGAAAATATGGATATCAAAAGAGATTTTTTCCAGTAAAATATTATCAATCATATACAACAATAGAAATTGATGATTTTGAATATAAAATACCAACACATACAAAAGAAATAATCAAATTTTCTTATGATATTAAAGTTTAATTTTAATATATTTTTGATTTGGAAATTTAGACTTAATAATTGATATTCTATGTAATCCATCAACAATAATCAATTTATTACTTTTCATTTTACATTTAATATATTGTTTTTCAAATGGATTTTCTAGATATTGTTTAAAAGAGTTAATTAATTTTTTAAAATTTTGTGGAGAATGTTTAGTTCCGTAATTTGTCCATTTATTTTTATTCATATATTCTTGATAAGGAATTATATCATTTTGAACAAATTTATAATGAGGTGTATCAATTATAGAAACGATTTCAGTTTTAACTAATCGTTTAGATAATTTTCTTCCATCTATACTAATCCATTGTATTCTAGGATATTTACCTTGTTGTTCTAATAATGGAAATTGGGATTCATCAATTTTACATATAAGTTCTCCATAAATATCATTAATAAGAACGTCTTTTATCATAATGATAATATATATATAATTAAATAAAATATTTATTATTTAATATAGTGAAATGACACAAAAAAAGGATACTAAAAAGAAAGTTAGAATTATAACATATAAAAATCCAGAAATATATGAAATTTTAGATAAAATTCCATTATTTTTAGGACTACGTTCTCATAATATTGGTGAAATAGTACGATTTAAAAATAATTCTTTAGCACAAGTCATTAAGAAAAGAAACACAGGTAGAAAAGCATTAGTATTTATCAGTTCAAAAAATGCATCAAATTTAACCAAATTAATTTATAATCAAAGAATGAAATATTTAGATTGGCCGAAAATAAATAGTAATAATTTTAGTAAACAATTGAAATCAATTTTTAAAGAATTAAATTATATCGCCCCAAAAGATACTTTTGTAAATAAAGAAGCATGTGATATGAAAAATTATGGAAAAATAAAATTAGGATATTATCAAAAGATAGTTAGTTCATATTTAATATATGGGCCATATCGTGGTCTTCTTGCATGGCATGGTTTAGGTTCTGGAAAAACATGTACATCAATTGATGTATTAAATTCTTTTATATTAAAAATTCACTTAAATAATGAATTTTCTAGTAGAATTTATTTAAATAAAGATAAAGATATTATGGATATTCCAACATCACCTAAAAAAATTTATGTAGTTATTCCACCAGTGCGTTCTTTAGAAGAGAATTATAGAAATGAAGTTTCACAAACATGTCCATCAGTTGTAAAAGAATTTGTAGAAAATTCACAATTAAATAAAGATGGTTCAAAACCAAAAAGGGATCCAACTAATAGAGTAATTAATAAATATATTAAAATTATTTCATATGTTTCATTATCAAATAGAGTAAAAAAAGGACAAATTCAATTAGATAATAGTTTATTTATCTTAGATGAAAGTCATAATTTATTATATCCACCATCAAAATATAAAAAACAATATGAATATTTGGTAGATAAAATTAAAAAAGCAGATAAAATCAAAATTCTATTATTAACAGCAACACCAATATTTAAATCAATTACAGATTTAACAAAATTAATAAATATTATGAAACATAAAAATGAAAAACAATTACCAGAAACATTAACTGAATTTAATAAAAAATATTATAATATATTTGGAAATTTGAAAAAAAGTAAATTAAATAGAGATATTCAAGGTTATATTAGTTATTATGATATTGAAGATGATATATCTTATTTTGCGAGAAAAAAAGTAATGGCTCCACAATTAATAAAAGTAACAGATGAACATTATGAAAAATGGCAAAAAACTTTTAAGAATGAAAGCAAGAAATATAATATTAAAGATATTAAAAATATTTATAATCCAGATTTTAAAAATGAAGCATTTACTTCAGCAGTATCAGGTTATTATAAACGTTCTTCAGCAATGAGTAATTTACCAAGTATATATTCTAGAAAAGGTTTATATACAGAAAAGTTTCATAAATTATTAAAAATAATTCAAAAATATAAAAAACAAAAGCATTTTATTATTTCTAGACATAAATCTGCTGGAGCAAATGGTATTGGATTTTTCTTGGAAAGTCAAGGTTGGACTAGATTAAGTAATAATAAAAATGATCATGGGACAAAAAGACCAGAAACAAATGTAAAAATTTCTGAAAAATTAAGTGAATTAAATGAAAAATTTAAATTAAATCAAATAACTCTTACCAAATATACAGAAAAAAGAAAAGAATTATTTAATAAATTTAAAGGTAAAGAATATAACAGTTTTGTTATTTTTAATAGTTCAAGTACTGCTAAAGCAATATCTCAAGGAAGAGCATTCTTTAATTCTAAAGAAAATGTTGATGGTAAATATTGTAGAATTTTTATTGGTGATGAAAAATTTTCAGAAGGTGTTTCTTTAAGCGATACATTACACGTTCATATTTTTGATCCATTTTATTCTAAACAAGGAGAAAAACAAGCAATTGCTCGTGCTGTAAGAAGATGTTCTCATAAACGTCTTCCATTTAAAAATAGAGTAGTTAGAATACATACATATTATAATGTGAAAGATATTGCTTGGTTTTATAATTTTTTTAAATTTACATTACCATTTCAAGCAGAAAATGATGAAAATTTTATGGTAGATAATATTATTGATAAATATTCTGAAAAGAAACAGGAAATTTTACAAAAAATCATTGATAGTTCAATTCAATCTGCGATTGAAAACTAATTTATTCAAAATTACTATTTTCATTTTTTAAAGCAAATCCACTACCATGTGGTGAATTAACTAATTGAACAATTTCAATTTTACTATTTTCAATTTTATCCTTATGTTTTGAAATACAAAAAAGTAATTTTAAATAACGATCATAAAATTTTTTAGAAAGTATTTCATTATTATTGATATATATATCAAACATTTCATCTATTATTTTAGATATTTCATTAATTGGTATTAGATTTTTAAGTTTATAATCAGAAACAGATCCTTCTAATTTATTAAATTTTTGTTCTAATATCTCTAAAAATCTTTTCATTGATGATAAATATTTTTGACCCTTTTTAAAATATGTAAAACGATCAGTTATACTACGATTTCCAATTGTAACTTTTGAAATGTCTGTTAATTTTTTTAGATAATCATTAAATTGTTTATCAGATACATTACTTTCAACTATTTTTGGTTGATATTTTCTCATTTCTTCAATATGACATTGATATGTATTCATATAAATATGAATCTTTTCGTAATTTTTACAAAATAAATTACTAAAAATATCATTACTTTCTAATTCTTCTAGAATATTTCTAAATATTTTAGTATCTAGTTTTTTTTGTGTTTTAGAAATTTTATTTATTTCTTCTAATTTTATTTGTAATTTAAAAATCTTTTCCTTATGTTGAGCAATATTATTAGTTGATTTTTTAATAAAATTTTTTACATTTGTTAATGTCGCATTAATAGAACCATCTTCAAATATAAATTGAACTTCCTTTCCTTCCAAAGACTTTATTTTCATAATACTTGTTATTTCTTCACCTTTATACATAATTATTGGAAATCTATTTACATAACGAGTATTCAGTTTTTCTGCCTCAATTTCTAATTTAGAAGATAATATCTTATCAAGATATCTTCTATATAAATCATATTCTTTAAAAACTTCATTAATTGGATTTTGAAGAAAGTGACACTCTTCAAATCGTTGAATTTGATTATCAATTAATTGTAATTTATTTTTTTTGAGAGATTCTAAATTAAGAATACATTTTGATAATATATTAATACTTTCTTTTTTATCTTGTGTAATAATTTCTGCCGCGGCTGTTGGAGTTGGTGCTATTTTATCAGCTACTAAATCACAAAGAGTTGTATCAAATTGATGACCTATCGCACTAACAATTGGTATTTTAGATTTGAATACTGCTTCAATTACTTCTTCACTATTAAATCCCCATAAATCTTCAATTGAACCACCCCCTCTAGTAACAATAATAACATCAACTTTCTTAAATTTATTTAAATCTTCAATCGCCTTTTTTATATCTTTTTCACAATCCTTTCCTTGAACTTTTGTATTACGAATTATTAAATGATGACCATAACTTCTTCTTCTAATTACTGATATAGCATCTCTTAAAGCAGCACCTTTAATTGAAGTAACTAAACCAATTTTTTTATTATATAAAGAAATTTTTTGTTTTTTATCTTCATCAAAATATCCCAATTTACTATATTTTTCTTTTAATTTTTCATATTTTTTATAAAAATGACTTTCTCCATCACATACTTCTAATTCTGTTACCAATAAATTTAATGAATTTTTGGCTTTCCAATAATTAATTC